AAATCCAGGAGCATATACAAATGTTTCTGATGTAGTAAACAGATTTTATCCATGCATGATGTCAGGTCTTGCATATTATTTAAGTATGAAATTTTCTCCTGAAAGAACTTTAGATCTTGAGAGAATTTATGAAAGTGAAATGTTAAGAGCATTAGATGCAGACAACCAAGGTACATCTACATTTATTTCTCCACAAACATTTTATGGAGATGGAGTAATGTCATAATGGGAGTTTTTGCAAGAGGTAAACAAGCTTTAGCAATTTCTGATAGATCAGGAATGAGATTTCCATATACTGAAATGGTTAGAGAATGGAATGGATCTTTAGTTCACTATTCAGAGTATGAACCAAAACAACCTCAACTTGAACCTAAACCAGTTGGTAATGATCCACAAGCTTTACAAAATCCAAGAGTAGAAGAAGAAGCTACATCACAATTAATTTTATTAACTAATGATCCTTTTGAAGTTGTAAACTATAGTGGTACCACTTATGTAAATGTTTATTCAGTAGATCATCAAAGAGCAGCAGGAAGTAAAGTTAGATTAAGAGGACCAGCACAAGTAACAAGTGTTGGATCGGGTGGAGCAGATAAATTAAATTTACAAGCATTTGCTCCTATTAATGATATAGTAGGTGTAACAGATATAGATTCTGCAACTGGTTTTACAATTTCACTAGGTAAGATAGATTCATCCGGAAATGTAACTGGAGCTACAACATCAGATTCTCTAACTAATCCAATTAGTTATTTTTACTTTGCAAGTGCAGATACAGCAACTACAAGTGGTGTAAAAGGTGGAGGACAAAATTGTTCAGCAGGACCCGTAACATTGGAAGGAATATAATATGGCATACACTTTAGCAAATTTAAGAACAGATATTAGAGGATACACTGAAGTATCTGACACAGTTTTAACTGATTCTGTTTTAGCAACTATTATTAAAAATACTGAAAATCAAATTTTAAGAGCAATACCTACTGATCAAAATGCTCACTATGCAACATCTACTTTAATTACTGGAAATAGATATGTAACAATTCCACAGGATTTAAGATCTATCAATTATGTTCAACTTAAAGATACAGCAGGCAATCAATTTTTTTTAGAACAAAGAGATCCTAGTTTTATGGCAGAATATTATTCTACTCCTGGAACTGCAGCTGTAGATATTCCTAAATATTATGGTAATTGGGATGAAGAATTTTGGGTGGTTGCACCTACACCTAATCAAACATACGCTATTACATTAGCTTATAATAAAGAAGCTCCAAGTATTACAGAAACAACTCCAGTAAATTTTTCTACTTTAGGGACTTATCTGTCTAACAAATATCAAGACTTGCTTTTATATGGATGTTTGGTAAATACATATGGATACTTGAAAGGTCCTCAAGATATGATACAATACTACCAAGGGCAATACGAAAACGCTCTTACAACGTATGGAACTGAACAAATTGGTTACAGACGCAGAGATGAATATGAAGATGGCATGATTCGTCAACAATTAAAATCAAAGTCACCATCTAGTTACGGAACAAACTAATTAAGGAGAAAAAAATATGGCAAATGTAGTACCTTATGCTTTTAAACAAGGGATCCTCAAAGGACAGCATGATTTATCTGCTAACGATGCGTATTATCTAGCTTTGTTTACTAGTGCTGCACCTTTTGCAGTAACTGATTCTGTTTATACTTCTGCTGCTTCTAACCAAGTTGGTACAAGTGGAACTAACTATACAACAGATGGTAAAACTTGTGGTCAAGGAGTAGTGGCACAAACTGGAGATTACACAACAGTAGATTTTACAACTGATCCTACATGGACAAGTTCTACAATCACAGCACGAACTGGAGTGTTATATAAATATGTAAACCCAGGCGGAACAACAGCTAACCAATATCTAGTAGCAATTTTAGATTTTGGCGGTGATATTACTTCTACGTCTGGTGATTTTAAAGTTACTTTCCCAAGTGCAACTGCAGGAAGTCCTTCTGGATCTGGCGCTTTATTAAGTATAACTGGAAACCCGTAGGAATAGTTAATGGCATTAGTAATTAATGATAGAGTAAAAGAAACTAGTACAACATCTGGAGCAGGTGATTTTACACTTGCAGGTGCTTCAACTGGTTTTATAACTTTTAATAGTGGTATTGGAACTTCTAATACAACTTATTACACTATTCATGAACAAGGTACTAATAACTTTGAAGTAGGTTTAGGAACTCTTACAGGTTCTACAACTTTACAAAGAGATACAGTTTTAAGTAACTCTGCTGGTAATACTTCAAAAATAAGTTTCGGGAGTAGTACAACTAAAGATGTATTTTGTACAATGCCTGCAAGTAAGTCTGTCTACTTAGATTCGACAGGAACACCGGTAGGAGCAGCAAGTAATGGTTTTGCATTAGCAATGGCCGTTGCATTATAGGAAATAAATTATGGCACAAGATTTTAGAAATGTATTAGTTAGAACAATTGGAACATCAGATACAACTCTGTTAGCGGGTGGAAACTACGATGCAGTGATCGGTATTAGATGTTGTAATATTTTAACATCAACTATTGCTGTTGACGTTAAAATTGCAAAAGGCGGAGCTGATTATTTTTTAGCAAAAGGAGTTTCAATTCCACCAAATTCTGCTATTGAATTAATTCAAGGCGGAGCTAAAATTGTTTTAGATAGTACAAATACGTTAGAAGCAGTCTCTGATACAGCAAGTAGCTTGGACGTGGTTCTTTCGTACATCGATACAATTAGTTCGTAGGAGGAACAATGACGGCAATAGTAAATGGAATCCAATACATTGGAGGTCAAACGGCTCCAAATGAATTCATAAATAATCAAGCGTCCACGATTGACGGAACTCAAACAATAGATAGTGCAGTTCTTGCAGGACCTATCACTATTCCTGCAACAATAACAGTAACGGGGACTTTAGTAATAGTATAATGTCAAAGATAGAAGTAAATACAGTTGCACCACAATGCGGAACTACTTTAACACTAGGTGAATCTGGTGATACAGTAACTTTAGGAAGCGGTGCTAGTCAATCAGGTTTTGGTAGAACAGGGACAGTAGACTGGCAGACAGGATCTATTAAAACAGCAACTTTTACAGCAGCTAATGGTGAAGGGTATTTCTGTAACACTGCAGGTGGTTCTTTTGAAGTAGATCTACCAGCAGGAAGTGCAGGAGCAATAGTTTCTATACAAGATTATAATAATACATTTGATTCAAATTCTTTGACAATAGATCCAAATGGAAGTGAAAAAATTAATGGTGGTGATGCAGGAGGACCAATAGAATTAACAACAGAGGGTGAAGGAGTAACTTTGGTTTATATAGATGCAACAGTAGGTTGGAGATCAATTCATCAATCAACTTTTGCTGATACAGGAACTAATGCAGCATTTGTTACAGCAACAGGTGGAACTATTACAGAAGATGGTAACTTTAAAGTACACACATTTACAGGTCCAGGAACTTTTACAGTTACTTGTGCAGGTAATGCAGAAGGATCAAATGAAATTTCTTATTTAGTGGTAGCTGGAGGTGGTAGTGGTGCAGCTGGAGGATCAAGTGCAGGTGGAGGTGGAGCTGGTGGTTATAGAGAAGGTAAAACTCCTCAATGTACTTACACATCAAGTCCACTTACTTGTACATCAGGTTCTAATAACGGTTTACCAGTAACAGCAACAGGTTATCCAGTAACAGTAGGTGGAGGTGGAGCAGGTGTATCTAACCCAACTTGTGGAAACAAAGGTTCAAATTCAGTTTTTGCCGGATCAACAACAATAACATCAACAGGTGGTGGTTATGGCTCTAAAAGAACTCCAAGCACATTACCTGGAGGTCCTGGAGGATCTGGCGGTGGTGCAGGAAATAGTGTACCTGGAAGTAGTGCTGGAGGAACAGGAAATAGTCCTCCTGTAAGTCCACCACAAGGTAATAATGGTGGAGCTCAAGGTCCTAATAGTGGAAATTACACTGGTGGTGCTGGAGGTGGTGCTGGAGCTGTTGGTGGAACTGGTGCAACTTACAGTGGTAATGGTGGAAATGGTGTAGCAACAGAAATTACAGGAAGTTCTGTAACAAGAGCTGGTGGTGGAGGAGGTCAAAGATATCCTGCTCCAGGTGGTCCAGGAGGTTGTGGTGGAGCTGGTGGTGGAGGCAATGGTTATGGTGGTGGAGGTCCAAATCCGTCTTATCCAAACGGTAGTGCAGGAACAGCTAACACTGGCGGAGGCGGTGGTGGAGCTGAATACAGTAGTGGAGCTGGCGGTTCAGGAATAGTAGTGATAAGGTATAAATTTCAATAATTATGACAAGTACAATTAAAGTAAACAACATACAAAACCAATGCGGTGCAAACATCATTAACGAGAATAGTAATACTATTACTA